CCTCGATGTAGACATGAAGCACGCCTCTGGCCCCACCAACGTGGCCATCCAGCGCATGGCCAAGTTTGTCAAGCAAAAGAAGATGCTGACCGAGGTTTCTGTCTCAGGCCGTGGCCGTCATGTCTTCTTATGGGTTGCACCACCCAAAGAAGCTGACCAGGTGCTGCCCAAGTACAAGCTAGGCGGTGGCCAAGAATTAGAAGTATTCGGCCTGCCAAACAGTGCCGGCAAGTCAGTGCTACTCAGTGGCAATGCGGTGGCGGGTGAATTCCAAGAGGCAGTCGATTTGCATGAGCTGCTTCAAGACTGGGGCATCATCGAGCAGCACCAGCTGCAAGAGCCAAAGCCAGTCGCCCCATCACAATCATTTGACTTCACCCAATTAGGCTCAAGGCTTGAAGACAGCGACCTTGATCGCGCCATCAAGGCTTTGCACCATATTTCCCCAGACTGCGACTATGACCAGTGGATTGAGCTGGGCCAAGCGCTGCACACTGAGTTTGGCGAAGCGGGCCTCGGCCCATGGATGACATGGTCTATGGCAGGCAACAAGTTTGCAGGCACAAAAGACATTGAAGTCCACTGGAAGAGCTTTCACCAGGGCAAAGGTGTTGGCATTGGCACACTGTTCAAGCACGCCAAGGACTGTGGTTATGAACCACCGACAAAGCAGTCCGAAAGGAAAAGCGCGGTGGAAGACTTTGCAGCGGTGATCAATGCGCCAGTCACACAAGCACCAGACCCATCATGGCCAGAGCTGACGCTAGACCTGACCCATCTCAATCCCATCGATTACTTGATCGAAGGTTTCATGGCCCATTCATTTTTCATCTTGGCCGGTCAGCCTGGAGTCGGTAAGACCACAGCAGTGCTGTCTATGTGCATGGTCATGGCAGGGTTTTCTGTAGATGGCTGTGAGATTCACGCTAAAAAGAAACGCAAGTCAATAATCGTGACTGAAGATAGTGACCAGATAATCAGAACTCTATTTGCATATTCAAAGCATTACAAGATAAATAATCTAAACGACTGGTTTGTGGTTATTGATGCCAGAAGGTCTAATGTCAAAGATTTACTCAGGCTTGCATATAATATCGAGCGCCACACAGTTAATGGTATTAAGCCATTATTAGTCTTAGACACGGCCAATGCCACCATGGATATTGACAATGAGAATGACAACTCAGAAGTCGGAGCCTATATTGCCGCCATCAAGCAGACCATATTTGTCCAACAAAAAGCGCCAGTCTGCATCCTGACCCATACCAACAAAACCATCAGCCGCCAAGACTCCGATGCCATGGCCCGTGGTGCAAGCGCCTTTACAGGCGATGCAACGCTGACAGGCGTGCTTTTCATGGATGAGGATAACCAGCGCTACCTAAAGCTGACAAAAACGCGCTACGAGCCTCAGTTTAGAGAGATTAAATTTGACTCCATCACATTCCCAGAAGTTGTCCTGACCCCAGCTGGCGATATGCAAGAGATTATTTGCAGGGTGGCCATTCCAGCCATGTCGTCAGAACAAGACCGAAGACAAGCAGCTGCTGAACGCCAAAGCGATAAGAAACAACAGCAAGTCCAAGACATTTGTGACCAGGCTTGCAACTATGTCCAGTCCATCATCAACCAGCATGGTCAGGTCATTATGCGAAGAGGGCCAGGCCGCCCAGTAGTGCCAAAAGAACTTACAGAAATGCATCAGCTTGAGTGGCCAGCGATCTACTTGGCTGTGCCACAAGCCAACCAAAGTTATTCAAGACGGGCAGTTGGCGCTGCCATATTCCAGCGCTTTGCGCAGGACCATGAGGGCTTTGGGTGGGTCCAGTTAAAGTAATGCGGTAATGCGGTAGTAATGCGGTAGTAATGCGGTATACCGGATTAGACAATGGCTGGGTCTTGTGGATTAAATGGGGTCTTTAGACCCATTTATCCACAGGCAAGTCTCGGTATTTTGAGGTGGTACGAAAGTAATGCGGTAATGCGGTAGATTTCCTTTGGTCATACCGGATTACTTTTCACTGTTTTTGAGGAGAAGTGATGGTCCAACAAGTTCAGCAGTTATCCACAGGTTATCCACAATTTGATAAATTGGTCGAAGATGAGCGCGTTTTCTGCCATAACTGCGCTAATGCGGTAGAAGTGGAGCAGCGCCAGTCGATGCCAGCCGAGCAGATGGAGCGTCACCGAAAGGTCAACGCAAAGCCATTGCAGTGGATGTTTGACCAAGCGAAAATAAAAGGTGGATGGGCAACTGTCACATGGTCCGAACATCAGTGCAGCCGAACTGGCCTTGCTGCATTCCCGACCGATGTCAAGCACCGATGCCATATGTTCCAGACCAAACCCTCGGCAGTAGAATCCGAAGAATGGTGGTTGACTTAAAACGCAAAAGAAAAAGCATTGAACACATTGACCAAGTCAAAGTGGTGCAACACTTTCGGGCTTTTTATCCAGACATCATCATTGCGGCAATACCCAATGGTGGCGATAGAACGGCCTCAGAGCGCGTCAGATTGCATTCCGAAGGGGTTTTGTCGGGTATGCCTGACCTTTGCGTCTTGGAGCCTAAAAACGGGTTTCATGCGTTATTTGTGGAAATGAAGACCAAGGCCGGTGTGGTCTCAGCCAAACAAAGCGCTGTGGGTTTGCAGTTAAATGCAAAAGGGTATCGAGCAGTGATCGCCAGATCAGCTGCCGAAGCAATTAAATCAATCGAGGATTATCTGAATGGCAAAAGCTAAAACATTGGCAGAAGTGGCTGACAACATTGCAACCAGACAAATGGGATTGAAAGAGCAAGCAGCTCTTGTACGCAAAGAAGCCACCGATGTCAACAAGAAGATTCACGCTGCTGGTGGCGAAATTACCATCCTAGACAGACTCTCCGAAGGTGAGACCATTCTCAGCTTGGCAAGGTCGTTGAAGGTAAGCCACACAGCTTTCTATGACTGGATCGATAGAGGGGGCGAGGCGCGGGCTTCTGCCCTTGCGCGTGCGCGGGCGCGTGGTGGCCGAAGTTTAGCAGAGGAAACGCTAGAAATTGCAGACAAAGCAAGCCCTCAAGAGGCACAGGTGGCCAAGCTACGAGTCGACACAAGGCGCTGGCTGGCCTCTAAGCAGGCTCCAGACGAGTATGGTGACAAGCAGCAACCTTTAGTCAATATCGACCTCGGAAGCCTGGCACTCGATGCACTGCGTAAGCGCAGCATCGTATTGATAGACGATTCTGAGGAAACGAATACCAAATGATTCAGTCACTTTATACAGTGTCCATTATGTTAAGTTGACATTGAGTTATCCACAGAATTAAGTGCATCAAAGTATTACATCGACAGTTATGCACAGGAATCTGTGGATAAAGTTGGCAAAAATCTGGGGACAAGTCGGTAGTGGCCAGCTGGCGGTCGGTGGCCGCGACCCCCCCATGGCCGGATTGGCGGGGGCGACTGTGGCGGCACTAAACACCTACAAAAAAAATTTTTTAAAAAAGTAACAACTAGCGCAAATTGTGCAAAAATGTCAACTTCACCAACTACACATTTAAACCATGAAAACGAAGCAGGCAACAGTCACAATCAAAGGCCAAGAGTGGATCGTCTTAGACACTGATGAGGTGAAAGACGGCAAGATGTTTTGCACACTAACGAATCCAGACAGCACAATTGTCTGGCACGCATGGGTCGATATAAACCAGATCGTGGGAATTATATGAATATATGTATATTAACTAAAGTCAGAAAATTATTTAATGTCGATTATGTGCCTAATAGCACTAATAGACATAATCAGAGACAGTATATTAAGGCATTAAGAATATTGGGTGATAAGTGGTTAACGCACCCACATAATAAAATTCAGAGAATACAGTGAAGAGTAACTTTGTAAATAATCATATAAGACTTAATGGTAATGTGCATGGTCATAAACTCAAACTGTGCAATAAGTGCGAAGAGAAAAAGCCGCCAGAGGGTGGTGTGCAGATGAGTCAAGCGAGATGGATTTGTGCATCATGCTGGACCAATCGGGTGACCAGCCAGAACTTAAAGGAGATGGCCAAATGACTGATTTGTTGACAGCGATGCATCTTAGTGTGATGTTGTTGGATTTAAAGATTCGGATGATGGAGGCGATCAATGAGGATCGGTTTGATCTGGCGATGACGTATCACTTGCTGATACTGGTCAGGACTGATGAGTTGGATGCGCATAAGTGGGCGATGAGTCCCAAGGCGTGGGCCATCTATGAGACGATTCACCCATGAGTAAAGAGAATGTGTTTGCTGTGTGGGTGGAGCGATATCAGCCTGACCCCGTGCTATTTGTGCGGGAGGTGCTGGGGGTAGACCCTGACCCGTGGCAAGTGAAGTTTCTTGGTGCGATAGCGCGTGGGGACAGGAAGATAAGTGTCAGGAGTGGCCACGGGGTGGGAAAGAGTACGGCAAGCAGCTGGGCCATGCTCTGGTACTTTATGACTCGGAGT